GTCATCGCATCTCGCGCAGAGGTCGGCGACAAGATTTCAGGAACAGGTGTCGCTACAGGCGCTAAGATTTCTGCTATCGCAACATCAGGTTCAACAACAACAATTACTGTTGACACAGCGAACACCGCTGCAGTCACAGCAACAACTGTTGTAACTGTTACACCTGTAACCCGCGTATTCGACACAATCCTTGCTGGAAAGCAGGCATTGGCTGAGGCTGTTGCACAAGAGCCATCAGTTGTTATCGGACCAATTACCGATAAGTTGATGCGCTTCCGCCCAATCGGTTGGTACGGTGTTATCGGCTGGTCACGCTACCGCGAGGCTGCCCTATACCGCATCGAATCAGGCTCATCAATCGCTGCTCTCTAAGCAGTAGTTGTCGGGGGGTGGGGCGAAAGCCCCATCCTCTGCAACAGAATAGGACAGTATGACTCAGTACATTTTTACTACACCCACAGTCGAAGAAACCCCAATGGGTGGTGGAGTTTTATTCTCGCGCTATAAAATGACTAAAGGAGTTTCTGTCTTAAGAGTTAACGGTATCTATTCCTCATATCGTTACCCTGCACAAACTGATATTGCCAACGCTAGTGAGTTCTACCTAGGTGGCACTAAGACTTTAATTACACAGGAAACAGCAGATGCCTTGACTGCTCAAGGATACGGGGAGTACATCACACCAGCATGAGTTTACATCAACAGCAGACACACCCAGAATATGTTGAAGGATGCTTCGGGTGTAAAATATCAACACTTGAACTAGGAGTAGGAGATGCTAACTCCAAGGTGAGCATGTCCACTACAAAGTGGGATGCAGAACTTAAGGCATATAAAAATGCCCGCGCTCAAGGAATTCAGCCCGCTGGAACTAGCATGAAGCAAATCCAAAAGGCAGTTGAAATATCAGATAAGACAGGTAAAGCATACGGCGCATAAGGGGTAAGCATGACAGCCATAGTAGGTATCCAATTAAAGGACAGCGCAGTAATTGCAGCAGATGCCCTGATTACCTACAATGGTAGGAAGTATGAATCAGCCAGCATGGTCAAGATATTTGAAAAGGCTGGTTATACCTTTGGCTTTGCAGGAGATTCACAGGCAGCAGACATTGCAGCCTACCTCTGGACTCCACCACGAATTGCCTACACTAAGGACCCAGTAACCTTCTTAGTAGGAACAGTATTGCCATCGTTGCGTAAAGCAATGACAGAGCATGGATATGTAATAGATGCTGCCGACAAAGAATCAGGGTGGGATGCCCTGTTCATTATCAACGGCAGTATGTTTGAGGTTGACCATTACTTCTCTTGGTCCCAAGATGACAAAGGTTACTACGGAGTAGGAGCAGGTGGGGCTACAGCACTTGGTGCAGTAGTTGCCCTAGAACCTACCGATGAAGAAACTGCCAAGGCTGCAGCAATCAGAGCCATACAGATTTCCGCCGACTATAACGATTCAGTTGGTGGAGCCATACAAGTCATAACACAAAGGAGCAGAAATGTGCATTAAGTGCGGATGCTACGGAACAGTAAGTCCATACGGTGTAGGCGGTAGAAAAGTTAATTCTGCTCCACCAGCACCAAATGTAGCGCAATACAACAAGCCTATCCAGCGCATTGGCGAAGTGCCAACAGGCGAGCGCCTTGAGATGGAAGATTACGAGGACTAATCCATGAAGAAAAAAGCAGCAATGAAGAAGGTCGCTAAAGTCATGGGCGAGTACAAGCGTGGAACCCTTAAGTCAGGCAAGGGTGGACCTGCTGTTAAGTCCAAGAAGCAGGCAGTTGCTATCGCAATGAGCGAAGCAAAGATGGCAAAGAAGAAGAAGTAATGCCAGCCAAGAAAGACTCACGGCTAGCCCGTGCTGGAGTGTCAGGCTTTAACAAGCCTAAGCGCACACCAAGCCACCCAACCAAGTCTCATGTGGTGGTTGCCAAGTCAGGCTCAGAAGTAAAGACAATCCGTTTTGGTCAGCAGGGTGTCACAGGAGACAGACAATCTACTGCCCGTCAAAAATCATTTAAAGCCCGTCACGCTAAGAACATTGCCAAAGGCAAGATGTCAGCAGCGTACTGGGCGGACAAGGTGAAGTGGTGAAGAAGAAAGCATTTTGGGATAAGCCAAACCCTAAGAAGAAGTCAACACCTTTAACACCAGCACAGAAAGCCAAGGCTAAGGCTATGGCTAAGAAGGCTGGGCGACCATATCCAAACCTTGTAGATAACGCAGCAGCAAAGCGAAAGGCTAAGTAATGGCAACAGGAGTAGCAGGAAGTTCACTAGCAGACGAACTCAATCGTCTAGCAAATGGTGGTACCTATCCAGTAATGACAGCATACGAATCTGAACAAGGTGCTGCCAATGCATGGGCTGGTACCAATGGCTTGGGTCTTATTGCTGCCCTTAATTACAAGGCTAGTTCATCTCGTCAACCTAACAACTACAAAGACTTGAACGCTATCTGCAATGAACTTGCTAGCACTAGCGGACTATCGGCAGTAGTTGCCCTAAGGAGCATTAACCTATGAGTACATTTTCAGATTTAATTGAGCGTGTAGATTCTGTACTCCATGGGTACACAGACAATGTTGAACCAACCTCTTGGCTCACCTCTGCTGCTAACTCAACTGTTACTACCCTGAGCATTGCCGATGCTACTGGCATGGGTCGTGGCTTTGTACAGGTTGACGATGAGATTGTCTTTGTCAATAGCACAGACAATGTAGCCAACACCCTTACCCTCGCACCTTGGGGTCGTGGTCAGCGTGGCACTACCGCTGCAGCACATAGCAGCAACGCTAAGGTAACTGCCAGCCCAATCTTTCCACGAGCAGAAATCAAAAAGGCTATTAACAACACCATTGATGCTATGTATCCAATGGTCTTTGCTACTGGCACAACTGACTTTGACTTCATCGCAGCACGCACAACTTACCAACTGCCTGCAGACTTTCAAGCAATCCTTGGTGCAACCTACTCAACAGTAGGTCCATCTCGTGAGTGGTTCCCAGTCCGTGGCTACACACTAGACCACACCGCTGACTCAGATGCTTTCTCATCTACTCGCAGTATCAGTATCTACTCTCCTATTACACCTGGACAAACAGTACATATTGCATACAAGAAGCGCCCATCACTTCTCACAGAAGATAGTGACGAGTACGCAACAACAACAGGTTTACCTTCATACTCAGAAGATGTCGTCATCTATGGCGCAGCCTTCCGTATGGTTTCTTTCTTAGACCCATCACGCCTTGGTCCACAATCTGCAGCAGCAGATATTTTTGATGGCGTAACACCAGTAGGTTCAGGACAGAACGCTTCCCGATTCCTATACAACATTTACCAACAGCGTTTAAATGAAGTAGCGGATAACCAACGCCGTCAACATCCACTTCGTTCCCACTACCAGAGATAGGCAGATAAATGGCAGCAGGCGACCCAGGCTCCCCAGCGCGGTATTACTCCTCTACAGCAGTAGAAACCGCGCTAGGCTCATCCATCCCAGCACAATCACAGGGACAATCGAACACCTCGTTTATCGTTGGTTCAGTATCTGGTTTCCCAACATCTTACCCATACACACTTCTTGTTGACCCAGATACATCTAAGGAAGAAGTTGTCACCGTTACCGCAGGTAGTGGAACAACCCTTACTGTAACTCGTGGCTCTGACAATACTCAGGCTGTAGCCCACTCCGCAGGTGCTGTCGTAAGACACGGTGTTTCTGGTCGTGACTTCCGCGAATCAGAGAACCACATTGCAGCCCGTGGCTATGACATTGACGAGACAATCCTCACCGCTGCTAACCAAACACATGTTCATGGTATTGCTACTGGCGATGGTGTCATCGTAGGTACAAGCAAGGCTCAGACTCTTACCAACAAAGTTTATTCTGCAGGCACCTTTACAGGTTCCTTTACCGCTTCCGCTGCAACATTTGTTAGCCCAACCATTTCAGGTAGCCCAGTCATTACTGGATTGTCTAGCGCAGGTATGCTTGACACATCGGCTACTCCTAAGAACTATGTAGATAGCATCCTTGGTTCAGCAACCGCTGCAGCAACTAGCGCAGCATCGGCTGCGGTAAGTGCTACATCGGCAGCAACAAGTGCTACAAGTGCAGCCAACTCTGCAACTGCTGCAGCAAACTCTGCTTCCGCTGCTGCGACAAGCGCAACCTCTGCTGCTGCTAGTGCAAGCGCATCTGCTACTTCTGCAAGTGCTGCTGCGACTTCTGCAACTTCGGCTGCAGCCAGCGCTACCGCTGCTGCCACTTCTGCTACATCCGCTGCAGCGAGCGCAAGCGCTGCTGCTGCTTCTGTAGCCACAATCGCTTCTTATGCTACGGCTGCTGCTAACTCGGCATCTGCTGCAGCCACAAGCGCCACAAGCGCTGCTGCATCAGCAAGTGCTGCTGCTACCTCGGCTGCCTCTGCTGCTGCATCTACAACGGCTGCTGCAGCCTCCGCTGCTGCTGCTGCCACATCA